TATTCTCAATATATACCACCACCACTCCCCCATAACCCATGCCCATGGACATTATCCATTTACGATGTCCACGACGCGCGAAGCGCGTCACTTCGTGTGGACACATAGTATCGTAAATGGATAATGTCCATGGGCATGGGTTATGGGGGAGTGGTGGTGGTATATATTGAGAATATTTTTTCTAGTCTTTCGGTTTTCAAGTATAGTGTGACGTCATAATTGGCGTACGTGACCAACTGCATGTCGGATTGTTATTTAGGTGGTGGTGGTAATACATAAAGATACTTGATAAATATGATAAAAGATAAAGATAGATATAAATGGAGTATAAGAAAGGATACATGAACAATGAATTCACAGTGCGGAGCATACGAGTTTTCGTATACAGATCAAAGTCCAATAGATTGGGACTATTCAAATAATTTACGCTGTTTTATTGAAGATAGTGACGAAGAAAACGATATAAACCATCTTAAAGATAATGCTAACGTTGCTCATCAATTATTGTCTAGTATGGAGTCTTTTGAAGAGTCTTCAGACGAAATTCCAAGTGAAACAGAGGCAGGAATACTTGAAGAAATTGGAAGTCGTAGTCAAGTCAGTAATAGCAGAATGGGAAGAGGCACAGAACGTATGCTCAAGCGAAAACGAACTAGTTCAATTCTTAACAGAGGAATTCTCGCTATTTATGGAAAAAAATTACAAAAACGACTCATTGGAAACCTTGTGCGATACTCTGGAAGAACCCAAACTAATACAATCAAACCTACAAACGATGAAATTGTACTTAACTCGTATCTTACAGAACAAAGCAATGGAAACTACGGACTTGAAAGGCCATTCCCTATTGCTTATCAACAAATGGAACTATGCCATCAAGACTCCTATGAAACTCCTGACGAACGATACAGAAGCCTTAGCCAGTTCTTTGCAGCGGTGGAACGAAGAATGGGAATCCTTGCCACTCAGTTATGCGAATCTTATAAAATTAATAGTACAAACGCAAGAAGAATTCTACACGACTCCATCGAATACCGAGGAAATAAAGCATTTCGTGAAGTGGTTTTTAACCTCAGGAAAGTGCTTGACAAAAGAGGTTCGTACGCTATTTGGTTCCATGAAACAGACAAATACCAAGAAGACTATCCAGAAGACATCTGTAGAGGATACCCGCCCGACTACGATTTCGGAGTCATCTCAACAGGATTCAGATACACAGGAAAGCCAGTTGTCGAACCACTCCCACGAACAAGAGATAGAACAGAGCCAATACCACATGGATCAAGAGACACAGATGCATTCAGGGTATACAAGTACTACCCAGAAACGAAAGTCTTCCACGACCCTGAAAGGTCAATTTACGAAGAAGAAGATTTTGAAGAACCAACCGAGGGCCATTTCCACATATTACACGCCTGCCAGTGGTACAACAATGAATGCAGGTGCCTCGGAAGGAGCTTTGATGTCAATCCAAGGAAGAATAAGGCAATCCCTATCGCACCGCTTGACGAGGAACACATCCGCAACATTATGTTGTATAACACAAAGTGGCCCAGATGGCCTGTGTACATCAAAGTGGCCAACGGACCCGAATACGAATATGTTTATAGAACTGAATCTATATCCAAAGAATCAGTACAACCCGAGCGACAGTCGCAACAACTGGAAGAGAGCAACTATCAGAATGAAAGTGGACCTTCCGGGCAACAGCCGTCACGCTTACCAAATAAAAGAGATAATAGATGCTCAGATGTCCCGCATGGAAAATCATCCAGAAACGGAAACACAGTCGAAAAATTCGTGGAACAATTCAAACTCAGGCCAACATGGCCCTTGGAACACATATTAGACACAAAAGATTGGCTAGAAAGTGAATGGTGTACATATATTGCAGGTGACAAACAAATACAACGCACATTTCAGATACTTATGAAAATAACTATGAATATGACTTTTGAAGAATTAAGAATGCTTTACCAAAATGAAAATACAATGCCCATATGGGGTGCTACAGGTAGCAAAGATTTGTTAAAAACTTACTTTTCACTCGATGAATCTGAAACAATAGTGGAAGAATTATTGGATTACCAATTAACAAATGATCGTCTCGAATATTTTGATGATTTATTTGATGCAAAGAGACGATTCATTACTGATCTATATGAAATATTAGAAAAAAAACACCAAAAAACGAACACATTTCAGATTGTAAGTCCTCCGAGTGCTGGTAAAAACTTTTTCATAGAAACTGTTTTAGCATTTTATTGGAATACTGGTGTTATTCAAAATTTCAATCGGTATCACAGTTTTCCTCTTATGGAAGCTGTCAATAGAAGAGTAAATTATTGGGATGAACCAAACTTTGAACCTGATGCAACTGAAACGTTGAAAAAATTATTTGCTGGCACAGCATTAAAAGCATCTGTCAAGTTCCAAAAGGAGGCTAATGTTCAAAAAACTCCAGTTATAATCACTGCAAATAGAGACAAATTTACGTCAGAAGTATGGGACGATCGTATTATTAAATACGAATGGTATCAGTGTCCAATGTTAAAAAAATACACAAAGCGTTTACATCCTTTTGTATGGTGTTATCTAGTTGATAAGTATGTACCTATTGAACTAATCTAATCTTATCATTGTTTATAAATAGGTGTTGGTTTCAATAAAGTTTCATTTATCCACATGCCTCGTATTCATTTTCCTAAACATAATTATCTTGGTCCTGGTAGTGGTAATTTCAATGTGCCACCAGTTGATGAAGACGACGCAATAGCAAGACAACACGATTTAGCTTACCAACAAGCTGAAAATCATAAAGACATATTCAAGGCAGACAAAACTGCGAGAGACGAATTCTTCAGTTCATTTATACATAGTGGAAATGTTCATAGTCTAATTGGTGGACTAGGATTAGGTGCCAAGAATATTCTTGAAGAAAATGTGTTAAATCATTCCGTATACGGAATGGGTAAAAGGAAATCAAATGAAAAAGATTGGGCTACAATTAAGCGTATTAATCGTGCACGAGCAGCAAGAAGAGAAAATCAAGAAAATCAACAAGACATAAGAAATTTTGGACACGTTGCAGGCGAAAATATTGAACCAGATCACGAAGCAAATTTGGCAGATTTTCCGGATTTCCTCCAAGACTTTGTAGCTGAAGCAGGACCAAGTGGAAGTCAACCAGTGGAAGGTGCATACGAAAACAACATGACCAATAATAACGTTGAAATGGAAACACAAGGTGAGGCATCACCGGTAGCAGGAGGATCAGCACAAGTTGATCCACGTACAGGAGGACAAGCAGCCGGTGGAATGGGTGCAGGTGGAGCAGCAAACGATGGACGTCAGGACATATTTAGTGGAGCTCCTCAGCCTAATCAACATCATCAATTAATATATGGGAAAAGCTATCACTTTACATTAACCAATGGATTACCAGATTATAGACACTTTGTGGCAAGTGGAAACAATTACATTGCCCAACAAAGATTTAAACATATACACGGAATACCTTGGGAACGCTTATTAATGTATGTAAGCGAAGGAGAACTAGCTAGGTTATTCAGAGATTACACAGCTCTCAAGGTTGAAGAAGTTGTATGCGAGATTTATAGTTTAGGAGTTCGTTTACCATTTGTTACTTCTGCCACAACAAGTTCTGTAGCAAATGCAAACGCACAATATCCCATTGGATGCTTTCACTTTGATGAAGCATATGAGACTAATTATTCTCCAACTAATGTTAGTGATATAATTAATAAGGCATTAGGAGCAGAATGGAAAAACGAAAATAGACCTGCACAAATTGTAACTACAAACTGGTCAGAAACGTTTCCAAATATAACAGCATCTGCAACAAGTCGTGATATTAGCAATCCAGTAATTGTAGACTATCCATTACCTTTTCTGTATAATAATACACCAAAAGATGTTGGAATATATGATTATGTCGACATAAAGAATGGTACTACTGCATATGGAAAATGTTGGGAAAAACGATTTAAGCCTTCAAATGGTATTTTGTATGCTGAAAGTACCTTAAAAGGCAACGTTGCTACATCTGAAGCAGCCACAAATAGTAATGTCATGACTCCTATACCAGGTTTAGAAAATGGATATTTTATAAATTCTGCAAATATTGCTGAACGTAATGACAATCAAACATTTGTTCCTCCTAAAGCGTATTCAGCAACGAAATTAAATCAAACCAATACCACCCAATTAGCTGCCTATGTAGATTATATGGGTTATAATTATTTTGGAGAACAAAAATGTGCACCGCAAGCAATGCCAAAATTTATGATTGGCTTTGTAAACATTCGTAATGACGACAATTCATTACTAACTGCAAAATGGGACATTTTAATAAAAACTCGAATACATTTGTCTGGTATGCAAGCTACAAGAGAATGGGTTGCAAGAACTGAACGTATACCACCACAATGGTTCACATCGCAATACACTCAATTCCGTTACCAAAATATAAATCTACAAGGATTATTACGTACGGGTAATACGGCAAAACTACCAACAAAGAGACCACAAATGCAATCTAATGTAGGCATTCTACCAATATCGGAAAATGCTACCAATCAAGAAGATGATATGATTACCGAACAAAAACGTCTTAGACATAAATCTGCATTGTTACCTTTATTAGAAAAACCTGTAACTAGATCTAAGAAATTATTATCCAAATAAATAAATACAATACATATATCTATATCTTTCAATTATTTTATCTATATCTATTAATCATTATTACTTAAATATATCTACCACCACCACCTAAATAACAATCCGACATGCAGTTGGTCACGTACGCCAATTATGACGTCACACTATACTTGAAAACCGAAAGACTAGAAAAAATATTCTCAATATATACCACCACCACTCCCCCATAACCCATGCCCATGGACATTATCCATTTACGATACTATGTGTCCACACGAAGTGACGCGCTTCGCGCGTCGTGGACATCGTAAATGGATAATGTCCATGGGCATGGGTTATGGGGGAGTGGTGGTGGTATATATTGAGAATA